CTATTTGAAGCCGTCGATGATGGTGCGCTGGGCCTGCCAGTCCACCGGTAGCCGATTGCGTTGAAACCACATCAAGTTCAGCCGCCGTGGTTGGGTGCCGGACATCAACTGCGTGATGATGTCGGGTGCCAGCAGTGTCAGACGCATCAATTCGTTCACCACCGAGTGGTGAAGGCCTTCATTCTTGGCAATTTCGGAACCACTTTTCATGACACCGGTGTCGAGCAGGCTCTTCCAGTAAAACGCACGACTCAGCCCCACCAAAAACGTCGTGTCGTGCGCCACTGCACTGGTGGTGGCCAACCGCTGCACGCCACGCCGGGAATAAGTGAGGGGCACAAAGGATTCGAGGTCGGCGTTCATGCGGCCTCCGTTTCCACCAGCTCCGCACCAATGCCTTTCGCGGCGAACTCTTTGATGAGTGCCTTCCAGCCCAGGGCGTGCCACTTCACCTTCAGTCCACCCGCAACCAGATCAACTCGCTCGATCATCAACTTGACGATCCTGACGCGCTCGGCCGGGTACAGCTGCTCCCAAGCCTCTCCGAGTTGGTGAAGTCCCATCACGATCTCGTCTTCGTTGATCCGGACACCCTGCAGCTCAAGTGATTTGCAAACGGCGGTGATGGCTTCGGGGCTGGAGAGCACGGTCTTGACCTGGTTGACCGTTGCTGCTTCCACCTCGGCGGCCGGAATGCGCTCGTGCGTTTTTCCTGCTGCACCATATCGCATTTCAGCCTTGGAGACGTAATAGCGGTACTTGCGTTTGTTCTTGCTGGCGTAGGTCGGGTACATCGGGTCGCCACTCGGGCCAAACAACAGGCCACGCAACAGTGCCTCTGTGCTCTCGCGTGTTTGTGTGTCCACCGACCGCACATGCGAGTCGCGCGCCAGCACTTCATGCACCTGACCCCACAGACCATGGTCAATGATGGGTGCGTGTGCGCCCGGGAACCAGTTGCCCTTGTGTGACAACTCGCCAAGATAAATGCGATTGCGCAGCAGCTTGTACAGGTACTTCCGGTCCATCTGGGTGCCATTGCGTACCTGACCGTCTTGGGTCGTCCAGGCTTTGGTGGTGATGCCGTCGCAGGCCAGTCCCTGTGCGATGCGGGTTGGTGACCCAATCGTGAGCATTTCACCAAAGATGCGCCGCACCAGATCAGCCTCAGTCTCGTTGACCACCAGCAGCCGGTTGGCCACGTTGTAGCCCAAGGGCGGAACACCACCCATCCACAGCCCCTTGCGTTTGCTGGCGGCAATCTTGTCGCGGATCCGCTCACCGGTGACTTCCCGCTCGAACTGGGCGAATGACAGCAGCACATTGAGCATCAAGCGGCCCATGGACGTGGTGGTGTTGAACTGCTGGGTGACTGACACGAATGACACGCCCTGGCGCTCGAACACTTCGACCATTTTGGAGAAGTCGGCCAAGCTGCGGGTAAGCCGGTCAATTTTGTAGACCACCACAATGTCGACCAAACCGCGCTCGATGTCTGCCATCAGGCGCTTGAGTCCGGGCCGCTCGGTGTTACCGCCCGAAAACCCGGGGTCGTCGTAGTCGTCCACCACCGGAATCCAGCCCTCCGAGCGTTGGCTGGCAACATAGGATTGGCCTGCCTCTTTCTGCGCATCGATGGAGTTGAATTCCTGCTCCAGCCGCTCGTCACTTGAGACGCGGCAGTACACGGCGCAACGTTTGCGGGGCTTGGGTGATGCAACTTGGGTGGCTGCGCTCATGCTGCCTCCTTGCGGTTGGTTTTCAAGCCAAAAAACAGTGGCCCTGACCATGGCGTGCCCGAAATGTGTCTGGCCACCGCAGACAGGCTCTTGAAGAACTTGCCCTCATATTCAAAGGTGCCCTCGGCGGTCACGGTCACCTTGTGGTCACGGTCGCCCCATTCGCGCAGCAGAACGGTGCCGGGTGCCAGTTCAATGTCGCGGGCAATCTGCCTGCTCTTGATCTTGGAGTGGCGCATGCCGATGTTGATCAGTCGGCGCTGTGTCTCTGCGGGTAGACCGCCAAACGCCTGTTCCTGAAGCTTGTAGGCTACACGCGACTCCAGGTAATTGCGGTTTGGGTTTTCTGGGCGGCGTTTGAAAAACCGATCCCACAGTGCCCACAGGTCTGGCGTTGGCAGGCTGGACAGTGCGGCGACTTGGGCAGCCACTGAGGTGGTGGTGTCATTCATTTGGAACTCCTTTTTTGATAGGGGTTCGTATGAACGCGCTGGTGACCAGAAAAGCCAAGTCCAACTTGTCTTTCTATTTGGTCTGTCGCGGCCTGACCACTGGCGTGAGTACGCATAATGGCTGCGCAAAGGATGGATGTGATCTCAGCCGCGCGCTGGCGCGCTGACATCTGTTCGGGGGGAGCGAGTTTGATCGGTTTCATGGGTTGCAAAGGGCATGTGAAAGACCCACAAATCATTATTCAAATCTTCCAAGACGATGGGTAACGTAGGGCAACGCCGCATCTTGCATTTATAAAAAAGCAAGTATTTCTTGCATTTATTAAATTGCATGTTTAAACTATGCGTTTTGGAGGTCACTGCCATGCTTGGAAAAATTTCGCAGAAGCTTATCGGCTACCGCGTTAAATCCGCACGCGTTGCGAAAGGCTGGACCCAAGACCAACTTACCGATGGTTTGGGCTTGAAAGACCGTCAGTCAGTCTCTGATATCGAAAACGGTAAGCGCTCGCTCAAACCAGATGAAATGCTGGCGCTTGCAGATTTATTTGATCGCGATATTGATTTTTTCATCGACCCGTTCGCCGTTGCTGGGGAGGCGCAGTTTTCCTGGCGTGCCGCGCCGGAGGTGCCCGAAGACAGCCTGGACGGGTTCGAGCTCAAGGCTGGTCAGTGGATCGGCCTGCTTCGCTGGTTGCGCGAGCAGCAGGACAGCCGGTCGAGTGTGCTCAAGCGTGCCCTGCGGCTGTCCTCGCAGTCGTCTTTCGAGGATGCACAGGAGCGCGCGGAAAGCTTGGTCGCCGAGCTTGATCTCGGCGTCATTCCAGCCGAAGGTTTGATCGACAAGATCGAGCGCGAGCTGGACATTCCGGTTCTGTTCGTCGATACGGTCGACACTGCCGATGGTCATTCCATCTCGGGCGCTACCTGTCACCTGGAAGAGATGGGCGTCATACTGATCAACCGCAACGAGAACGAAGCCCGGCGTTTCTTCGATATGGCGCACGAGCTCTTTCATGCTCTGACTTGGGATGCGATGAAGCCGGATCACCGGGAATCAAACTCCTTCGAGGAACGCAACAAGGTCAAGCGCATCGAGCAGTTGGCGAACAGTTTCGCCGCCGCGCTGCTGATGCCGAGCGCGTCCCTCGACAAATTGATCAAGCCTGATCATCTTGACAACATTGCGCACCTGTGCGAAGTCGCGGCCCTGCTGCGGGTTGCCCCCGTCACGCTTGCATGGCGATTGTTCAACCTCAAGCTCATCAGTGTCGACACCCGGCGCAGTCTTGCGCAAGAGAAGCAGCGGCCATCGGTGTCAGGCCCACCCAAGCGGTTCTCTTCGACCTTCGTGAAGATGCTTCACGAGGCCCTGGAGAACGGAAGGCTTTCGGCTCGCAAAGCCGCCAAAGCCATGGGTCTTGGACTGGCCGGGTTGACCGAGCTGTTTGCTCAGTACGACCTCACCGCTCCGTTCGAGCTGTGAGGTGAGCACCGTATGCCGAAAATCCGAGTTTTCGCGGACACCAATGTCATCCTCGAATCATTCCGAACAGGCTGCTGGGCAGCGATCTGCAACCACTTCGCCATCGAGACAGTCGAGAAGTGCGTAGAGGAAACGCTTACCGGCAATCCTGGCGATCCCCGACACGTCGCGGTACCTGCTGCCGATTTGAAAGCAGGGCTTGCCGGTCAGCACCCAGTCAGCAGGAAAGAGCTCGCAACCCTCGTGTTGAGCAACCCTTCATGCATCACACTTGATGATGGCGAAAAGCATCTCTTTGCTTGGCTGGCTGCCAACAAGCTGCTGCCCTCCCAGGTCATCATAGTCACGACCGCTGACAAGGCTGCTTTGGTGGCATCGAATGGACTGGGCTGGCTCGATTGCATGACCTCGCTGGAAGATTTGGCCCGCCAGGCAGGTGTTGGGCGCGGCAATCGCAATGCATTTGCATTGCAGTACCGCGAGGACTGGTTGTCCAGCATCAAAACCAAGATCAGGTTGGGAATCATCCCGTGACAAACGTTTGAGGCTGTGGGCGCGACCATCAAGGGGAGGAAAGCCACTCAGCATTGTTCAAGGAGCATCAAGTGGTAAAAAAATCTCAAAAAAACAGCAAGCATTTCGTTGACCTGATCAACTCGGCGACCCTTACATCCATATCGCTGCTGGCACGAGTCGATAAGTTCACATTTCTGGCTGTGCTCGATACGTCCAAGCCTGAGCATCTGGCCCGTTCCGAACTGCTCGAATGCATCCAATCAGTCAAACGCGACGACATCACCATAGCGGATCAGGAGGCGGTGCGTCTACTTCAGCTGGTGCGCTTTCGCACTGAAGAGATGCTGGATTACGCCTACAGGAAAATTGAATTGGAAAATCATCCGGAGATAGGGACTTTTGACCGATCTACCGACGCGATGACCCGCATGATCTGGTTGCGAGTGAATGCCTCGCACATCTTCGATCAGATTGAGACGATTTACCTCACGCACCATTTCCACGGACACAAGAAATTTCTCGGATTTACAGTGCGGGATGGTGACGGGCGTGACTTTGAATGGACACCGGAGGTGGCAAAAAAACTGCATGAGGGCGTCGGTGAGATTCTCGGTTTAGACGAAGAGTCAAAGAATAGCTGCGAGGTGATTCATTTTGAGATGGAGGCGGGCGACGAATCCGTCAAACGGCGGCTGCACTATCTCGTTGTATATCACCCCGGCAAGATGAAGTTGCTGCGCCAGATGAAGGATCGCAGGCGTGACCTGTTTCTGTTTACACCTGCGCTCGAAGCCACACTGGTGTATGACCCCGTCGACAACAAGGTGCATGTGCTCTCCGACAAAAAGGGTACCGCCAAGCAACTGGCGGATCGGTTCGCTGCCATCGGTTTTGAGAAGCCCCTTTCAAAACAGCCAGTGGACGCGGTCAGCTACGAGCTGGCAATGTTCAAACATAAAGTGAATCTCATGGATTCGAAGGCCAACGGCGCTGTCATCCAGGACGCTTGGGTTTCAGCGTTGACCGTGACCCTGGGTCATACACGCCACAGCGTAACCCTGGCGTTGGCGAACAGCGACAATTTATGGAGTGTCTCTGATACCCAATTTGGCGACCGCAACCCGCTATCAAGCTGTCGCTCCATCCTCGAAGTGAAGTTGTCGTTCGTGATCCGTTTTGACGGCGACGACGATAGTCGAGCGCTTGACATCACAGTGGGGCAGCGCGGATCCTGTAACTTGTTATCGCTGCCCGATCCTCGGATGCGCAAATGCGGCGAGGAGATATTGACCTCACTCGGTGTGATGAAGCACGTGAAACCGGTCAAAGTCGGATCCGACTTGGCGTTGTTCCGGGCGGAGATGAAACTTCTCGACCTAGCCGTTGATGAAATTGATGGTCACCTGTTATCGGTCCTCGACTTGCCTGCCGCCGATCTGGTTATCAAGGGGCTGCTTAAGAAAAAGTCTCTCGGTGAATTCATCACCGTGCCCATTGAGGATGAGGATGGGCAGCCTGGCTTTCGACGTCTGAAGGTGAATTCCAACAGCACCAACACCTGGGCGGTGGACGAACTCACAGGTGTGAAATATGAGCTTTCAGATGGCGACTTGTGCCGATATACCGTTGAAAAATCGTATCTGCGCGAGCGGCTTGATCAATTGCTAAAAATGCACCTTGTCGACATTCCCCTGACAGTCGACGATCAAGAGCCGTATTTGCTGGGCAACTACCGCATGGGCGATCAGCGCCTGCCCGTTGCGCTGGTTTCGCGCATCTGGGAGCCCAAGCATGCCGACAAGCTGGACTTGCAACTTCGTCAATCCAATCTTGGACTGACTATCGTCCTTGCAACCACGACGGGAATGCCTCGCCGATTCCTTGGCCCAGGTATCGTCGTATCTTTGGAAACCTTGGCGCAAGAGGTGGAAGGTCAGGTCTATATTGATTTGGCCCGGATCGAGGGTGAGATACGTCGCAGGCAGGCTGCGGCTGTAACTACGGACACGCCAACGCTAATCAAGGAAGACACACGGAATGCGTTGCTTATTGGACCTTGGCCGGAGCCCTGGTCGCTGACAAATAAAGAATGGATCGATGTAGTGGAAGTGTTGGTGAACGCATCGTCAAGCCAAAAGCGTAAATGCACCAAACGCCAGCTTGAGGATGCTGCCGGAAAGTCAATTCGTTCGATGAACGAGTTTTTCAGGGGTGCACCCGAATGGGCCACCTATATTCGAGGCGCTGACGGCAACAGTAAATCACGACTATGGGAACTCAACATCGGATTGACTGATTACCGGCAAGTTTCTGAATGTACAAGCGTTGAAGCGCAATCAGCGTAAGGAATCAGTCGTTGTAATTTCAACGTGATTTCTGCGTAAAGACTGCGAGATATCGAAGTCTGATCTGCGCGGAAATAGGGGCACCCCAACTAAAGGAGTGCTCCAAATGCAACGCCAAGTCTCTTCTGTTCAACCCAACCGGAATGCCTTCCGGTCACCACCAAACAGTGCTGTCCGTCTGGCACTTGACGAAAACGAACTCGCCGCTCGGTGGGGCCTCTCCGTCAAAACGCTGCGCCGTTGGCGGCAAGAAAAACTCGGACCCATACACCTCAAGTTGGGCTCAAGAGTCACTTATTTGATTCACCAGATCGAAGCTTATGAGCGGCGCGTTTCACGCCACTCAACTTCGTGCGCCGTATATCAATAAGGGGGCAGTCATGTCTGATCTGACCCTATACCCCGCCGACATCGCTGCGATGTCAGTTTCACAAATTGCCCTGCTGACACCCTACCAAAAGTTCGAGCTGGACAAAAACATCTTTGAGGCAATCGACTTCCTCAAAGTCGCGCGCACCAAACTCGATGCTGCCTGGAAGCAGTGCTATGAGGAACAGGCCAAAGCCGCATTGCTGGCATCTGGTCGTGATTTTGGCACCGCCCACATCAACGACGGACTCTTGCACATCAAATTTGAGCTGCCCAAAAAAATCACCTGGGACCAAAAGAAACTGGGCGAGATCGCTGAGCGCGTCGTGGCATCTGGCGAGCAAGTCAAGAGCTACATCGACATCAAGTTGTCGGTTTCTGAATCCCGCTACACAAATTGGCCACCGGCGTTGCAGCAGCAGTTTTCCACCGCTCGCACGGTTGAGCCCGGCAAACCAACATTCACCCTTTCCATTGACCCACTGGAGTCCTGATCATGTCCCAAATCATCCCATTTGAATTTGAAAGTCATGCACTGCGCGTCAACCTGGATGCTGCTGGACAGCCCTGGTTCAATGTCATCGACGTTTGCCAAGTGCTGGAGTTGGGGAATCCCTCTCAAGCACTCAAAACCCATGTGGACAGCGATGACCTCCAGAAAATGGAGGTCATCGATAGCCTTGGTCGCGCGCAGCGTGCAAACCATGTCAGTGAATACGGCTTGTACGCGCTGATCTTGGGGAGCACCAAGGATGCAGCCAAGCGCTTCAAACGCTGGGTGACACACGAAGTCATCCCGTCAATTCGCAAGACCGGGTCCTATGCGTCAGACACGTCGGTGGCCGCATTGCCATCGCCAACCCAGGATCGGGTGTCATCACTGCTACTGATTGGAGAAGCGGTGGCCAAGGTTCCCGGTGTCAAGCATGGCATCGCCATGGCTGCCACATTGACCTGCATTCACGAGAACACGGGCCTTTCCATTGAAACCATGCGTCGTGCCTTGCCTGCGAATGACGAGCCAATCGCAGCAATGAACCCGACCAAGCTGGGCCAGCAATTGGGTATGGCCGCTCGAAGCGTTAATGCCCGCTTGGCTGCGATGGGCTTTCAACTGCGCAATGACCGTGACGAATGGGAATTGACTGAGGCCGGTCAAGCGTGGGGCGAAGCCCTGCCTTACTCGCGCAATGGCCACTCGGGTTACCAGATTCTCTGGAATCCGGCGGTGATCGATCAGATGAAAGAGGTGGCTTAAATGGCGCTTCCCATCATCACTGCTGATCAGCGTCGCGCCCAGCGCCGTGGTGTCAAGATCGTCATTCTGGGAGTGAGCGGCATTGGCAAAACGACCCAGTTGAAGTCCCTCGACACCCATTCCACCTTGTTCATTGACTTGGAGGCAGGTGACCTGTCGGTTTCCACTTGGGATGGTGATTGCCTACGACCGCGCACCTGGCCCGAGTTTCGGGATCTGGTGGTCTATCTGGCAGGGCCCAACCCGGCACTGCCGGACCAGTCACCGTTTTCTCAGGCGCACTTTGACCATGTCTGCTCGGTCTATGGTGACCCGGCCAGCCTGGACAAGTACCAGACCTACTTCTGCGACTCCATCACTGCTCTCTCGCGGCTGTGCTTTAACTGGGCCAAGAGCCAGCCAGCGGCGTTTTCTGAACGCACCGGCAAGCCGGATTCGCGTGGCAGCTATGGCCTTTTAGGCCAGGAAATGGTCACGGCGCTGACCCACTTGCAGCATGCCCGTGGCAAGAACGTGGTGTTCGTGGCCATCCTGGACTGCAAGACCGACGACTTCGGCCGCAAGGTGTTTGTGCCGCAGATTGAGGGCAGCGCCACTGCATTGCAGCTGCCGGGCATCGTGGACGAGGTGGTGACGCTGGCTGAAATCAAGGCCGATGACGGCACCTCGTACCGGGCATTTGTCACCCAGACCATCAACCCCTACAGCTATCCGGCCAAAGACCGCAGCGGTCGTCTTGACCTGCTTGAGCCGCCCGACCTGGGTGCGCTTATCGCCAAGTGCGCTGGCACCGGAACACCTGCACAGCACCCACAAGCCCCAACCACCACTGATTCCAAGGAGTAATTCAAATGAACGACAACAACACCAATGTCTGGTCAGACTTTAACGACGCAGAAGCCCAGCAGTCGGGTTTTAACCTGATCCCCAAGGGCGCGCTCGTGCCGGTGCTGATGACGCTCAAACCCGGTGGCCACTACGACGCCAGCCAAGGCTGGACGGACGGCTATCCCACCCAGTCATCCAAGACGGGTGCGGTATATCTGGCTGCCGAGTTCGTCATCACCGGTGGTGAATACGCCAAACGCAAGATGTGGTCGAACATCGGCTTGTATTCACCCAAGGGGCCAACCTGGACGCAGATGGGCAGAACCTTCGTGCGCGCCGCACTGAACAGCGCCCGTAACGTCCTCCCGCAGGACAACAGCCCCCAAGCCGCCGCCGCTCGGCGCATTCAAGGCTTTGTTGACCTTGATGGCCTGGAGTTTGTGGTGCGCGTGGATATCGAAAAAGACGACCGTGGTGATGACCGCAACGTCGTCAAGACGGCAGTGGAGCCCGACCACCCGGACTACGCGCGCACCATGGGTGTGCCTTCCAAGTTGACCGCCAACGCGGCTGTGCAAGGCAGTGCCGCACCAACGTCAGCACCAGCCCAGACCAACGCATCAGCAGCGCCAGCGCCCCAACGCGCGCCCGTCTCTGGCAAACCCACTTGGGCGCAGTAAGGAGCACCAGCCATGAATGCCTCTTTACCCACAGCGCAGGCCTACCACCCAAGCTGCTTCCACGATGCGTCGCAGTACCAGCAGTGGCGCACCTATGCCATCAAGACCCGCGCTGGTGACTGCGACTACTGCACTGATTGCACCCGTGCCTACCAGCACCAGATGATCAAGCAGTGTCGCTGCCTGCACGCCAAAACCCGCTTCTTTGTTGACTGCGACGGTTATACCGAGGGTCGTCGCCCGGTCAGTGAACGTCTTGTCAATTGCAAGAAGAAAGGCAGGCGATGAAATGCTGGGTCTGCTCACGTCAAGCCCGGGGGTACGGTCATACCGACAACCGGCATCGCACAGGACAGGCCCAGCGGTATCCGCTGGACTGGGTCTTTTGTTCCGAACGCTGTCAAAAAGCGTTTCACGCCATGTACGGCAACTGGGTCAGATTGAAGGACGAGCTCGTCGATCCGAAGGGGGTGACCATGGTCAATCTCTCTGAAGTTGAGCAAAACGCCATGGTCAAGTGCCTCAAGGCCTTCGGCGAAGCAGCCGGGGCTATTGGGTTCACAAAACCACTGGGTGATTATTCTGAATCAGAAGCCTTGGCGGTGATCGACGCCATCGTGACTTGCTTCACGCAGGCCATGGTCGAGCACCACGAGAAGTCCAAGTACCCACCGGTGCGTGGTCTGCCAGAGGTTCCGGATCCGATGGCCAACCCGTTTGCCGATATGGAAAACGATCTGCCTTGGGAGGATGCCAAATGATGGACTTCAACTCATCAGCAAGCGTTAGTGGCCAGATCAGCACGCTGGTCGATCTGGGTCTGCACAAGACCCGCTCCAAAGAGAAATCCCGCCAGTATTTGGGCGCATCCCGTCTGGGCGTGTCGTGCGAACGCGCCCTGCAATACGAGTATGCCCAAGCGCCGGTGGACCCGGGGCGGGAGACGCAGGGTCGCATTCTGCGCATTTTTGAGCGTGGCCACGTCAACGAAGACAGCATGGTCGCGTGGCTGCGGGCGGCAGGGTTTGAGCTGCGCACGCACAAGCCCAATGGCGAGCAGTTTGGGTTTTCAACGGCTGACGGTCGCTTGCAGGGACACATTGATGGTGTCTTTGTCGGTGGGCCAGAGGGATTCACTTACCCGGCGCTTTGGGAGAACAAGTGCCTGGGCTCCAAATCCTGGCGCGACTTGGAGAAAAACAAGCTTGCAGTCTCCAAGCCGGTCTACGCAGCCCAAGTGGCGATTTACCAGGCCTACCTGGAGTTGCACGAAAACCCGGCCATCTTCACGGCGGTCAACGCCGACACGATGGACATCTACGCCGAGTTGGTGCCGTTTGATGCGGCGCTGGCCCAGCGCATGTCCGACCGGGGTGTGAAGGTGATTGCCGCCACTGAGGCAGGTGAACTGCTGCCTCGCGCCTACCTTGATGCCACCCACTTTGAATGCAAGTTTTGCGCGTGGCAAGACCGCTGCTGGAGGACAACCCAATGAATACACCAAAACAAGAATTCCAAATGGATACCGAGCCCATGATCGATGCCAAGCAGGCCGCGTGCGCACTGAGACTGCCCCTGTACTGGTTTGGCGACCCCAAGATGCGCGCCAAACACCGCATTCCGCATTACCTGCTGGGCGGCTTGGTTCGCTTTCGCATGAATGAACTGAGCACTTGGGCTGCCAACAGCAGTGCCACTGGAGACTCAGACACCGATGCTCAAGAGTCGGAGGGTGCCAGCCATGATGGACTTTAACGATGTGTCGCCGGTACCATCACCGTCCAGCGATGGCAACCGCGAAGAGATTCGCGCCAGTTTGCTGCTGCGGTTGGAGTCGGTGCTGATGGACATGTTTCCCGCTGGCAAGGTCAAACGCGGCAAGTTCCTGGTCGGCGACATCCTGGGCAGCCCAGGCTACAGTCTGGAGATCGTGGTCACCGGCGAAAAGGCCGGATTGTGGACAGACCGTGCGACTGGTCAGGGTGGGGACATCTTCGACCTGATTTCCGGCCACTTGGCGCTCAATGTCCATTCTGACTTTGCCAAGGTGCTCACCTTTGCTGCGCAACTGGTCGGTAAAGTGCCGCCACTGTCAACTCGCAAACGCAAGGCTGAGCCTGCCATTGATGAACTGGGTCCAGCCACGGCCAAGTGGGAGTATCACGACGGCGAAGGCAAGTTGATCGCCATCGTGTATCGCTATGACCCACCCGGGCAGAAGAAGGAATTCCGCCCATGGGATGTCAAGCGCAAAAAGGCAGCACCGCCTGATCCAAGGCCACTCTACAACCAGCCCGGCATGCTCAAGTCAGATCGTGTGGTGGTGGTCGAGGGTGAAAAGTGTGCCAAAGCCCTGATCGATGCGGGCATCTGCGCCACCACCGCCATGCACGGAGCCAACGCGCCGGTCGATAAAACCGACTGGTCACCGCTGGCTGGCAAAGCCGTGATCATCTGGCCAGACAAGGACAAGCCCGGCTGGACGTATGCAGAAAACGCGGCACAAGCCATTCTGATGGCCAAGGCTGCCAGCTGCTGCATTTTGTATCCACCAGAGGACAAACCAGATGGTTGGGACAGCGCTGATGCGGTGGTCGAGGGCATGAATGTCCAGGAAATGCTGGCCACCGGCCCGAACCTGGCGGTGCATCTGCCGGACATCGGTGCCAACAGCCACGGCAATGAACCCGCAGACCGGGGTGGTGACCACCAGGACGCGACGGTATGGGGTAGCGAGGACGCACTTGCACTGAGCTTTACCAACCGGTATCAAAACGACTGGCGTTACGTTGCGGCGTGGGGCAAGTGGCTGATGTGGGACGGCCAGCGCTGGCGCAGTGAGGACACTCTGGCCGCATCCGATCTGGTGCGCCACGTCTGTCGTTTCGCTTCCCTGAAGTCGGATAACCCTAAACTGGCGGCCAAACTGGCAGCTTCCGGCACCATCAGCGGTGTCGAACGTCTGGCTCGGGCAGACCGCAAGCACGCGGGCACCACCGACGAGTGGGATGCAGATGAGTGGTCGATCAACACGCCCGGTGGGGTGGTTGACCTGCGTACCGGCAGGATGCGCGCACATGCCCGCGCTGACCGCATGACGAAAATCTGCACGGCCACGATTCAGCCGGGCAGCACCTGTCCCAACTGGCTGGCGTTTCTGGCCGATGTGACCGGGGGTGATGCGGCGCAAATCCATTACCTCCAGAAGGTGTTCGGCTACTGCATGACAGGCTCCACCCAGGAGCACGCGTTGTTCTTCCTGTACGGCACGGGTGCGAACGGCAAGTCGGTGTTCGTCAACACCATCTTCACCCTGATGGGTGACTACGCGGCCAACGCGCCCATGGACACGTTCATGGAGTCTCGTGGTGACCGACACCCGACCGATCTGGCAGGCCTGCGTGGCGCGCGCTTTGTGGGTGCGACCGAAACTGAACAGGGGCGACGCTGGAACGAGTCCAAGATCAAGGAGATCACCGGTGGCGACCGGGTCTCGGCGCGTTTCATGCGCCAGGACTTCTTCACCTACCTGCCGCAGTTCAAGCTGGTCATCGCGGGTAATCACAAACCAGCCATTCGCAACATCGATGAGGCCATGCGCAGGCGCTTGCACCTGATCCCGTTCACGATCACTGTGCCGCCTGAAAAACGTGACAAGCAGCTGCAGGCCAAGCTGCTGGTCGAACGCAACGCCATCTTTGAGTGGGGCGTGCAGGGTTGTCTGGCCTGGCAACGCGAGGGGCTGGTTGCGCCTGAGAGTGTCGTCAGTGCGACCAAGGAGTATTTCGAGTCAGAGGATGCCCTGGGGCGATGGCTGGAAGAGCGTTGCGTGCGGGTCAAAACCGCGCGATCACTGACCTCCGAGTTGTTCTCCGACTGGAAGCAGTGGGCCGATGCAGCAGGTGAATTCGTGGGCTCGCAAAGGCGATTCTCTGATCTGCTGCTCACTCGCGGCCTGGAGAAATGGCGCAACTCTGCGGGTGTTCGTGGGTACCAGGGCGTTGGTTTAGCGGAGCAGTCACGTCCGAACTACACGCCGTACGCGGACAACTGACGCAAATGACGCTGCAAAAGATCGATCAAAACCTGAGTCAGCAAGCAGTGTTTTTGACATTCGTTTCAGTGTCGTCTGTGTCGGCAAGTCACCAATCTGACGTATTCGACATACCCCATGGTTAGTTTCTTACGCGGGCGCGTGACGCGCAGGTTATAGAAGTCAATCCTGAGATGTGTCGATTGCGTCAGTCCAAGCAAAACATTCATTTCCGAACTCAATCCCCATGCAACAAACCACCATTTCTCACACTGTCACCCTGGCGCTTGACCTCGGTACGACCACGGGCTGGGCTATCAAATCCCGAGATAACCAGATCGCTCACGGTTTCGTGAGCTTCAAATCTCAGCGCTTCGAGGGCGGTGGCATGCGCTTCCTGCGCTTCAAGCACTGGCTGGCAGAACTCAAAAACATGACTGGCGAGATCAATGCTGTGTACTTCGAGGAGGTACGTCGCCACGTTGGGGTGGACGCTGCCCACGTCTATGGCGGCTTGATGGCCACTCTCACCACTTGGTGCGAGCACCACCGCATCCCGTACCAGGGCGCGCCAGTGGGCACGATCAAGAAGCACGCCACGGGCAAAGGCAACGCGGGCAAGGCAGATGTCATTGCTGCCATGCGCGCCCTTGGCCACCCCGTCACTGACGACAACGAAGCCGATGCCCTGGCGATCCTGCACTGGGCACTTGACACGCAGGAGGTGTGACGTGAAGGTACCAACCCACCACTACCAATGCCCCCTTGGGCGTTTGCAGCCCACCGTCACAGACCTGGACAGCGTCAAGCAACGCGGCTGGCGTGATCAGAAAATCCTGGTGGTCAACGCTGAGGACAAGCGGCTGGACTACCTCGAGCGCGAACTGGTGCGACGCATCGGCGAGCGTTTGTATGGTCAAGGAGATCGTCATGGCTGAGCGCAACACACCATGGACACCGGATGTCGTCGCCAACCGCTTCCAGGACGCTGCAGTCACTGCAAGGCGACTGCCCTCGGCCAATGTGCAGGGCTACTTCAACGCGTGGCCTACCATCGTGCGTCGCCAGTGGGAGATGCTGGCAACCGATGAGCGCGTGGTCTGTCGCTTCCCTCCATCACCGAATGACGTGGAGGACATGCTTGAGGTCATGCTCTGGGTGCAGTGGCTTGAGGTCGAGCAGCGTCATCTGGTCTGGATGCGTGCCAAGCGGTACGGCTGGCGTGAGATCTGCACGCGCTTTGCAATCGGACGCTCGACTGCGTGGCGGCATTGGAATCAGGCCATGGAGTTGATGGCGAAAAAGCTCAATGACAGCCTCAAAAAGTGACCTGGCAAGTCCCAAAAGCTTGCCAAATCATCCGAGCTATTGGGTCACGTAGGGTAATGCTTTGGCACTCTGTCCTTTGATTTGGAGTTTGTCCTTTTTGCCTGCAAATTGGTGTGAAACATCCAGCCTGTTTTTCGGTATATTTACGGCTATGGATGGAGAAAACCGCTGGTGATCAGTTGGAAATTAGCCACTGAGCCCCAGGTAAAAGGGGTCCTTCTTTCTGAAAATCCTATGCGGGGGGCAACAGCGCAAGACTCGCCCACCGACAGACTGCAAACCAGAGTTTGCGGGGGTTTGCACCAGCAGCAGGTTTGCACCCTGGCACCAAAGGGGGGGAATTCAATTCACACCCTTTGCCGACCTGACAAGCAAGTTTTCGTATCCTGACTTTTCCTGAACCCGCCCTCGGAGTTTTCTGACGGCGGGTTCTCTCGTTCAACTCCTGCGCTTTGCTCAAAGCGACCTCGCGGCCCGTCACTGGTTTTTTAGACCTGTGCGGGCCGCATTTTTTTGGAAGCATCAAACCCGTGAATCCCCTCAACGTCGAGTACCGCAAGGTTGACGTGCTGATCCCGTTTGCCCGCAACCCTCGCACCCACAGCGAAGAACAGGTGGCCAAGATCGCCGCCAGCATCGCTGAGTTTGGCTGGACAAATCCGGTGCTGGTCGACGGCGTCAGCGGTGTGATCGCCGGGCACGGTCGCTTGGCGGCTGCGCGTAAGTTGGGGCTGACGGAAGTTCCGGTCATTGAACTGGGGCATCTGTCGCCCACCCAGAAGCGCGCCTACGTCATTGCCGACAACCGCCTGTCACTCGATGCCGGGTGGGACGAAGAGATGCTGGCGCTCGAACTCACCGAACTGTGTGAGTCCGGTTACGACCTGGCGCTCACCGGATTTGAAGATGCAGAGATCGAAGCCATGATGGCAGAGCACATTGATGGTGAGACCGGTGACGATCAGACTGGCGATGATGATTCCGACGATGCACCAGACGCTGGTGACGAGGTACCAGACGCACCGGTCAACCCGGTATCCCGAACCGGTGATGTCTGGCTGCTTGGTGCGCACCGTCTGATCTGTGGCGATGCCGGTGACTCAGCGGTGGTCGCCGCCCTGATGCAATCTGAAAAGGCTGCGCTGTGTTTTACATCGCCGCCCTACGGTACCCAGCGCGACTACACCGACACGATTGTTGATTGGGACGGTTTGATGCGGTCGGTCTTTGCCAACCTACCGATGGCTGCCACCGGTCAAGTGCTGGTCAACCTGGGGCTGATTCACCGCGAGCAGGAAGTCCTACCGTACTGGGATGGTTGGCTGTCCTGGATGCGCCAGCAAGGGTGGCGGCGTTTTGGCTGGTACGTTTGGGACCAGGGCCCGGGCCTACCGGGTGACTGGAGTGGTCGCTTCGCGCCAGCGTTTGAATTCGTGTTTCACTTCAATCGCAAGGACTCCGAGGTGCGCAGGCCGAACAAAAACGTGCCCTGCATCTACGCTGGGCGCGACACACATCTGCGTGGTGACGGCACCAGCGCCGGTGGCATGCGCAACAAAGATGGCAGCAAAACCTCGTGGAACCACGTCGGCACGCTCACCCAAGACACCAAGATCGCCGACTCGGTCATTCGCATCATGCGCCACAAGGGCAAGATCGGGCAGGACATCGATCACCCGGCCGTGTTTCCGGTGGCACTGCCCCAGTTCGTGCTGGAAGCGTATTCGGACGCCGGTGACATTGTGTTCGAACCCTTTTGCGGCAGCGGCACAACCATGCTGGCCGCGCAGCGCAGTGGTCGCCAGGCCCGACTGGTGGAGATCGCGCCGCAGTACGTGGACGTGGCCGTCATTCGCTTCCAGCAAAACTTTCCCGATGTGCCGGTGTCGCTCGCAGCGACCGGCCAGACCTTCAAGGCGGTCGCCTCAGAGCGACTCGTGCCAGCAACCCCAACAATTGAATCCGCAGAGGTAAATCCATGACCGCATCCTGGCTGGCCAACAAAATCGAACAGTGGCCAACCGGCAAGCTGCTGCCCTATGCCAGAAATGCCCGTACCCATTCTGAAGAACAGGTTGCTCAAATCGCTGCGTCCATCGTGGAGTTTGGCTTTACCAACCCCATTTTGGCTGGCAGTGACGGCATCATCGTGGCGGGCCACGGCAGATTGACGGCGGCGCAAAAGCTCGGTCTGGAAGTCGTACCGGTGGTGGTGCTTGACCATCTGACACCCACCCAGCGCCGTGCGTTGATCATTGCGGACAACCGCATTGCTGAAAACGCAGGCTGGGACGATGCGATGCTGCGGGTGGAGCTCGATGCATTGCGCGATGACGATTTCGATTTGTCGCTGACCGGATTCGATGCAGACGCGCTGGCCGACCTGTTCGAGGGTGAGGAAGGCGACACAGGCCAAACCGGTGACGATGAGGTACCCGAGTCGCAAGATGCAGTTATCTCGCGCCCTGGCGACGTTTGGCTGCTTGGTGGCCACCGTGTGCTGTGTGGCGATGCCACCGATGCCAAGAGTTATGAGGTGCTACTGCAAGGCAATGACGTGGACATGACGGTCACCGACCCGCCGTACAACGTCAACTATGCCAACAGCGCCAAGGACAAGATGCGTGGCAAAGACCGGGCCATCCTCAACGACAACCTGGGCGACGGCTTTTACGACTTCCTGTTGGCCGCACTGACACCCATCATGGCCAACTGCACCGGTGCGGTGTACGTGGCCATGTCGTCCAGTGAACTTGATGTCCTGCAAGCGGCGTTTCGCGAGGCCGGTGGCAAGTGGTCGACCTTCATCATCTGGGCGAAGAATACCTTCACCATGGGTCGCTCAGACTACCAGCGCCAGTACGAACCGATTCTGTACGGCTGGCCCGAGGGTGGCAAGCACCACTGGTGCGGCGACCGTGACCAGAGTGATGTCTGGCAGATCAAAAAGCCCCACAAGAATGATTTGCACCCGACCATGAAGCCAGTCGAACTGGTGGAGCGCGCCATTCGCAACTCCAGCAAACCCGGTGACGTCGTGCTTGACCCCTTTGGCGGCTCCGGCACGACCCTGGTCGCCGCAGAAAAGTCAGGCCGCACGGCGCGCCTGATGGAACTCGATCCGAAGTATGTCGACGTGATTGTCCGGCGCTGGCAAGACTGGACCGGGAAACTTGCCAGTCGAGAGTCCGATGGCATTGCCTTCAACGATTTGGCCGGTGTCCAAGGTGGCGGAGCGGGCCAGGAAGGCCAGTGTCAATCATGATGCAGTCACGCTGGATGTCTCTGGTGGAGTCGGTGGCCAACGTGCTGGTGGGCTATATCGTGGCGGTGGCCACTCAGTATTTGGTGTTTCCGCTGTTTGGGTTGCATGCGACCTTGTCGCAGAACCTGATGATCGGATTAATCTTTACGGGTGTGTCGCTTGTGCGAAGCTACCTCCTGCGCCGGGCGTTTGAGGCCCGGCGAGTGCGTCAGGCAAAAAGCTCGTCGTCGATGGCTGCTTGCACCACAAACCCAGTCAAGTAAGCCATGCCGCGAGGGATGCCCGTTTCCTTGGCTGTGATGCGCCCAATCGTCCAGCCCATCCATTTGGCAGTGGCCTTGTCAATCGCGTCCTTGAGGTTGCAACCCACAAAAAGTCCGTTTTGGACATCGTCTGCAAAGTGGCGTCCGTAGCGGCTGTCCAGGAAGGCTCTGACTTGTTCAGGTTCGCAACCTGTGGCTGCTGCAATCGCTGTGGATGCGATGGGCCAGGCGGAGGTAGCGTGCTCGTTCATGGTTCCCCAAAAGCCCCAGGATTCGTTTTGGGTGGCGAGGGTTTGTGTTGCGTCGGTCATGTCGTTCTTCCGTTTGGTTTGTTGCGATGCTTCTAGTAACGCGCTGTTTGATTGAGAAGCCAAGTTAATTTGGCTTCCTTTCAATCAATTGGCTTATCCGAGACGGGCTACGTACCTGGCGTAGTCACCGCCTTCGGGGTTGATGTAAAGGTAGGGTCGACCCGGTGCGTAAACCTCGACGCATAGGGTGCCTTCGCGTGTTGTGCCACCCCGACCATTGAGCCAGGTGCGTGAACGCAGCAGGTTGGCGGCAAACTCGTCAAATTCTGTGGTGCTCATCTCGCGGGTTTCTGTGACCAGCACTTTTTCAGGTTTTCCGCCGCCAAGTTCGCTCAGGTCGCAAGGCTTGCGGGCAAAGGGCAAGGTGATACTCAGCTCCTCGACTTGCAGGGCGATGTCGCAAAGTTGGACGGTGCGTGGTGTGCGCTCGATGGTGATGGTCATGGTGTTCATTTCGTTTTCCTGTGAAGTTCGTCGTCAATCGCGACACCTCCATGAAGACGCTGTTCGAGAGAGAAGCCAAGCAAAATCGGCTTCTCTTTGAATCTATTTTTAGGCTGCTGCCCGGTAGGTGCGCACGCCGCCTTGCGTCTTGTCTGACGTGATGGTCATGCCCAGTTTCTTCTTGAAAGCTCCGGCAAAGGTGCCGCGCACGGTGTGGGCTTGCCAGCCAGTTGCCTCGCAAATCTGGGCGATGGTGGCACCCTCGGCGCGCTGGAGCATCCCGATGATGGTGGCCTGTTTGCTGTGTTCTCGGGTGCGAATGACCTTCGCAAGGGGCTGCTCGGCAGGCGTTGTGGTTGGCGCTGGTTGGCCCTGTGTTGCGTCAATTGCAGGAGCTGGCACAACGGTGCCTGAGTGGCAATCGTCGCAGCCAGTGGCGTTGTCGTTCTGTTCGACTTGGGTTTCGGTTTCGATGGAAACGTCTTCTGACTCGGCGGTGTCCACACCTTGTACCCAAGATGCCTCAGCCTGCGCCACGGCTGTGTCAAGTTCGTGGTCTGGGTCTGGTGCGATGCTGCAAGTTGTGGGTCTAGCGCAGCCCAACGCGTCGTAGCCCTCGGCGGCGACCAGCCAGTCTGCCCCATGTGGCGTGATCAAGGCGCGATTGAAAAGTCCTTGCAGCACCTTTTGGCGTGCGCCGCCTTTGATGTTTTCTGGAAACCAGTCAACGCGGCCATCGGTGTGATGGATGGCGTGGTCCAACATCGCGTGCTGGGTGGTGGTCAGTGTGATTGTGCTCATTTGAGGCTCCTTTTGAGTGGTTGATTAAGACGATGTGATGAACGCGCTGTTTGCAAGACAAGCCAAGCTCTTTCGGCTTGGCTTGTCGTGATTTTTTAGGTGTTGCCAATCTCCGACTCAGTCGGTTTTGGCATGGATGCACCCAACTCAACCCCGGCTTTAAAGGCTGCTTCCAGGGCGCTGCGAACACCCCAGACTGAAACGTCATGGAAATCAAGGCTGTCTGAGTTGCGTGTTTCCAGGGTCTCGATAAAGAGGTGCTTCTCAGCAATCAGGGCAAAAATCTGGTCGAGGGTGTTTTTCATTTCTAACTCCGTTTGGTTGGTTGCGATGCTTGTAGTAACGCGCTGTGTGCTTGAGAAGCCAAGTCAATTTCGAACATTTTTTGATTCTTTTTTGAACATTGATTGGCTTGAAACCAACACCCCAACCTTCTGCAAATTTGCAGAAGGTTCCACCCCACCAGGCATGCAAATTTGCATCTCTGTCTGACGCACCTGACGCATCACTTCTGAGATGAAACGAACACAACACACCCATGGGACTATCGATTCGCGCCTACGCCCGTCATCGCGGGGTCACCGACACCGCCGTACACAAGGCCATCCGCAGCGGGCGCATTAATGCGCTGGCCGACGGCACGATTGATCCCGATCAGGCGGATGCCCAGTGGGAGCGCAACACCAGTTCGCCCAAGACGGGAACACAACGACCGACCGTCAAGGTCAAGGTGCCGGAGGTCGATGGCGACGGTGAACGAAGTGGTGCAGGCGCTGCAACTAACACTGGCTCTGGCGGCGGTGGCACCTCGCTCTTACAAGCCCGAACCGTCAACGAGGTGGTTAAAGCGCAGACCAACAAAGTGCGACTGGCCAGGCTTAAGGGCGAACTCATTGATCGGCCGCAGGCTATTGCCCATGTGTTCAAACTGGCCCGAAGTGAACGTGATGCCTGGCTGAACTGGCCCGCACGGGTCTCAGCCCAGATGGCCGCCAAATTGGAAATTGATGCGCACACCATGCACGTGGCGCTGGAGAACGCGGTGCGCGAGCACTTGCAGGAATTGGGTAACTTACAGGCAAGCGTTGACTGATGAGCACCGAAATCGAAACCGATCACTACGATGGCGCAAGCGAAATAGAGCGAGCCTGGCGCGATGGCCTCACGCCTGACCCTCTGCTGTCGGTGTCCGAGTGGTCCGATCAGCACCGCATGCTCTCCAGCAAGGCATCAGCTGAGCCTGGTCGCTGGCGCACCAGCCGCACGCCGTACCTGAAGGAGATCATGGACTGCCTCTCGCCCAACTCGCCTGTGGAACGGGTGGTGTTCATGAAGGCGGCGCAACTGGGCGCGACTGAAATGGGCAGCAACTGGATTGGCTACGTGATCCACCATGCGCCCGGGCCGATGATGGCGGTCTGGCCGACGGTGGACATGGCCAAGCGAAATTCCAAGCAGCGGATCGACCCTTTGATTGAGGAGTCCGCTGCATTGCGTGAATTGATTTCACCGGCCAGGTCGCGAGATTCCGGCAACACCATTCTGGCCAAGGAGTTCCGGGGTGGCGTGTTGGTGATGACCGGTGCCAACAGCGCAGTGGGGCTGCGCTCAATGCCGGTGCGCTATTTGTTCCTGGACGAGGTCGACGGTTATCCGCTGGATGTTGAGGGCGAAGGCGATGCGATTTCGCTGGCCGAAGCCCGCACGCGCACCTTCACCCGGCGCAAGATTTTCATTGTGTCGACCCCGACCATCTCGGGCGTGTCGGCCATTGAGCGCGAGTACGAGGCAAGTGACCAGCGGCGCTACTTTGTTCCCTGTCCGCACTGCGATCACCGCCAGTGGCTGCGTTTTGAGAACCTGCGCTGGGAAAAAGCCAAACCTGAGACCGCAGCCTATGTGTGCGAGTCCTGTGAACAGCCGATTGCAGAGCACCACAAGACGCGAATGCTCGAACTCGGCCAATGGCGCAGCATGATTGCGCAAGAGTCTGCAACGAGCAGCAAAGGTCGCAAAAAGACTGCCGGGTTTCACTTGTCATCCTTGTATAGCCCGGTCGGCTGGCGTAGCTGGCGCGATGTGGCTGCCGCCTGGGAGAGCGCGGTCAGCAAGGAATCCGGTTCCGCTGCTGCCATCAAGACCTTCAAAAACACCGAACTGGGTGAGACCTGGCTCGAAGAAGGCGAAGCACCGGATTGGCAGCGCCTGATTGAGCGCCGCGAAGATTACCGAATCGGCAGCGTTGCACTGGGTGGCTTGCTGTTGGTGGCCGGTGCGGACGTGCAGAAGGACCGGATTGAGGTGTCGATCTGGGCATTCGGTCGCGGCAAGGAGTCCTGGCTGGTGGAGCACCGCGTGCTGATGGGTGACACTGCGCGCGATGCCGTCTGGAAACGCTTGTCAGAGTTACTGGCCGAGCGCTGGACGCACGCCAGTGGTGTGTTGATGCCTTTGACCAGGCTGGCGCTGGACACCGGTTTTGCCACTCAGGAGACCTATGCGTTTGCCCGCAGTTGTCACGACCCGCGACTGATGCCCGTCAAAGGGGTGCGCAGCGGTGCGATGGGTGGCGCGGCGCTGATCGGCACGCCTACGGCGGTGGATGTGACCCAGGGCGGCAAGAAGCTGCGTCGAGGCATCAAGCTGTATTCGGTGGCGGTGGGCATGGCCAAGATGGAGCTTTACAACAACCTGCGCAAAGCAGCAGATGTGGGCTCGGACGGGACCACACCGCTTTACCCGGCTGGATTTGTTCATTTACCCAAAGTGGACGCCGAATATGTGCAGCAGTTGTGCGCCGAGAGTTTGATCACCCGGCACGACCGAAATGGCTTTGCACACCGTGAGTGGCAAAAGATGCGCGAGCGCAATGAGGCCTTGGACTGCTATGTGTATGCCCGGGCGGCAGCGTCGAGTGTCGGTCTGGACCGCTTTGAGGAGCGCCACTGGCGCGAATTGGAAAAACAACTCGGGCTGGCGCGGCCACCCGACTCCGAGGTGAATGTCACCTCATCAAATTTGTCCATAGATTCCATTGATGCCAGCCTGACTGATGCAGGTCGCGCTGGCATCAGTGCTTCTGGACAGCCCAAATTCGGTCGACGCGTGATCCGTAGTCCCTGGCTTAAACGCTAGGGGCTGTGTCGCACTGGTCGACCGTTTAACCGGAGCGTTTTGGCGCTCCTTCAATCACGGCACTTCGGTGCCTTTTTTATTGCCTTTTCATTTCCTTATTTGGAGTTTTCCCCATGAGTTTGCAAACACGCCTTGAATCCCTGGTTCTACGCCTTGCCGCCGAGTTCAAGACCATTTACGGTCAGGTCGGTACGCTGGCCAACCTCTCGACAACTGACAAAACCAGCCTGGTCAGTTCCATCAATGAGCTGCGCAGCCAGATTTCCACTTTGGCTGGCGTCACCATCATTGACGATGCCAACGCGGCTGGTACGGCCACCACGTTCTCGGCATCGAAGATCACCACCTTGCTCGATGCCCTCAAGGCTGACTTGCTCGGTGGTGCCGATGCAGCATTCGACACGCTCAAAGAACTGCAAACGGCCATCCTGGATGACCAGACGGGCATCGCGGCCTTGCTTGCCGCTGTTGACAAGCGGGTGCGCTTTGATGCGGCGCAATCCCTGACTGCCACCGAGCAGGAGCAGGCACGCCAGAACATCGGCGCGGTCTCTGTGCTGGACATCGGCAATGCGGATACCGACTTTGTGGCGGCGTTTGAAGCTGCGCTGCTGGCCTGATCGTTCATGAACCTGGCCCAACACATCACCGAATTGGCGCAGCGACTGGCTCTTGAACTCAAGACCCGCATTACCGCCGATCACCCTGGGGTTGCAAAAGCCTGGGTGTGCTTCGGGGTGGTTGTAACTGGCAGCAAAGCTTCGGTGGTGGTTCGGGCTGGGTTCAATGTGCATAGCGTCACCCGCACAAGCACTGGCAAATTCCGGGTGACGTTTTTGAGCCCCATGCCAGATGCCAATTACTGCTGGCAGTCGTTCGCACGCAATGCTGGCAATCAATCCGCCATGAAACACGCTGGCGCACGCACCACAGCGGAGGCCAAGACCACCCAGTTTGTTGAGGTCGTCTGCACCACCTCAAACGGCACCTTGACCGACACCACCGAGATGAACCTGACCGTCTGGCGCTGATGCCCGAACAGAAAACAAACACCATGTCCTTCTCTCAAACCCAACTCGAAGCCTTGCAAGCTGCACTCACGCAAGGCGAGCGTCGCGTCTCATTCGGCGACAAGACCGTCGAATACCGCTCCGTTGACGAACTCCGCCAAGCCATTCGCGAGGTCAAGCGAGGGCTGTCTGAGCAAGCCGCATCAACTGGCATGTGGCCCAGCGCGCCGCGTCAGATTCGCGTGACCACATCCAAAGGCTTCTGATGACTTGGTACACAAAAATCAGAAGTCTGTTTGGCCAGGTGGGTCAGGGACCGATACATGAAGCAGCAGGCCGTGGCAGGCGTGCACAGGCCTGGATGCCCGGCAACCCCGGCGCTGTGTCGGCGCTGCTCGCCACCAATTCTGAGTTGCGCACCAAAAGCCGCGACCTGGTGCGGCGCAACGCCTGGGCTCAGTCTGGCATCGAGGCCTTTGTGGCCAATGCGGTCGGCACCGGCATCAAGCCACAAAGTCTGGCCGGTGACGACACGTTCAAGGCGGCAGTGCAGACACTGTGGCGCGACTGGGTAGAGGAAGCCGATGCGGCAGGCCAGACAGACTTCTATGGTTTGCAAGCCTTGGCTTGTCGGGCCATGCTGGAGGGCGGTGAATGCCTGATCCGGCTGCGACCGCGCCGACCCGAAGATGGTTTGAGTGTGCCGCTGCAACTCCAGCTGATCGAGCCCGAGCACCTGCCACTGAATCTCAATATCGATCTCGATTCTGGCAATGTGGTTCGTTCGGGCATCGAATTCGATGGCGTTGGCAGGCGCGTGGCGTACCACTTGTACCGTTCCCACCCCGAGGATGGCAGGCTGGCACCCATGTCCGGCCAGGGTGGTCTGGAGACGGTGCGCATCGATGCCAGTGAAATCATCCACCTGTACAAGGTGTTGCGCCCGGGGCAGATTCGGGGTGAGCCCTGGCTCTCACGGGCCCTGGTCAAACTCAATGAACTCGACCAGTACGACGACGCGGAACTGGTGCGCAAGAAGACTGCTGCCATGTTCGCAGGCTTTGTCACCCGCCAAAGCGTGGAGGACAACCTGCTGGGCGAAGGCCTGCCCGATGGCAATGGGGTATCGCTGGCTGGTTTGGAGCCCGGCACCATGCAGATTCTGGAGCCCGGCGAAGACATCAAGTTCTCTGACCCAGCCGATGTGGGTGGCTCCTATGGTGAATTTCTACGTGCCCAGTTTCGGGCGGTGGCAGCGGCCATTGGTATCACCTATGAACAACTGACCGGTGACCTCTCTGGCGTGAACTATTCCAGCATTCGGGCCGGGATGCTGGAATTCAGACGGCGTTGCGAGATGGTGCAGCACGGTGTGCTGGTGCATCAGATGTGTCGCCCAGTGTGGGCTGCATGGATGAAGCAGGCGGTGCTCAGCGGTGCCTTGACAGCGCCGGGTTTTGCCCGGGGCGGCAACGCAAAGCGGCGGCAATACCTCGCAGCCAAGTGGATTCCGCAGGGCTGGCAGTGGGTGGACCCTGAGAAAGAGTTCAAGGCCATGCTGCTGGCGATTCGCTCGGGGCTGATGAGTAGGTCTGAAGCCATTTCGGCTTTTGGTTATGACGCTGAGGACGTTGACCGGGAAATCGCTGCTGACAACCAGCGCGCCGATGACCTAGGTCTGATTTTTGACTCCGACCCAAGACGCACCTCGAAAGACGGTGGCAGCGCGGAGCCCAACAAGCATGCGACCCAAGCCGCTTACAACGCAACCAGCGACCCGGTCACGACTGACACGTAGAGGATTTTCATGAACCTGTTACCGCATTTGGCGGCACGCCTGTTTGGTGCGCCGCTGCTCATCCATCGCCCAAAACTTGATGTGATCCTGTCTGTGCTGGGCGCACGCGTGGGGCTGGGTGACTTGTCGGCACCGACCGGCTTTATACCGCCTGATCGAAACGCGGCCCAGTCGGAGACCAACCCTGGTCAGTCTGACATTGCCGTGATCCCCATTTATGGCACGCTGGTGCGGCGTACCCAAGGGCTTGAAGCCCAGTCCGGTTTGACCAGTTACGCCGGTATTGCCATGGCACTGGATACAGCGCTGGCCGACCCGAATGTCGCAGCCATCGTGCTCGATATTGACTCGCCCGGTGGCGAATCCTCTGGCGTGTTTGATCTGGCGGATCGCATTCGCGCGGCCACGGCCATCAAACCAGTCTGGGCGGTTGCCAACGATATGGCGTTCTCCGCCGCCTATGCGCTGGCCAGTGCTGCCAGCCGCCTGATCGTCTCACGCACCGGCGGTGTGGGCTCCATTGGCGTGATTGCGATGCACGTTGATCAGTCTGTCCGGGATGTTCAAGACGGTGTGTCCTACACCGCCGTCTTTGCCGGGGACCGCAAGAACGATCTCAACCCGCACGCACCCATCTCGGGCGAAGCACAAAGTTTTTTACAGGGTGAGGTCAATCGAATTTATGACCTGTTTGCCACGACGGTGGCCAAACACCGGGGTATGGGCGTGAACACCATCAAAGGCACTCAAGCAGCCCTGTTCTTCGGCGCTGACGCGGTTGCTTCTGGTCTGGCTGATGACGTCGGCACGCTTGATGACGCGATCAGACAGATCAACTCCATGTTGCTGCCACCGGTTCCCTCGCTCTCCCGACTACTCGCCAGTTCCATCCTCACTGAAACCTCTCTTGAAAAGGAAATCCCCATGACGCAATCTGCTCAATCCGCACCAATGCTCGCCCAATCGAGCACAGTTGCCACAACTTCAAACACTGAAGCCGCGTTTGCAGTCTCTGATGCGATTGAAATCGCGCAAAGCTGCACGCTGGCTGGCCGCACTGACCTGATCGCTGGCTTTTTGGAAGCCAAAGTGGCACCCAGTCAGGTGCGCAGCCAGTTGCTCACGGCAATGGCACAGCAATCCACGGAAATTGTCAGCCGAATTGACCCCAATGCCGTGCATCACCAGGAAATGGCTGCCTCCAACCCGGCATCTTCCGACAACCCGCTGATTCAGGCCGTTAAAGCCCGCATTGCTGCTCGCTAAACCACGTCACAAATCAACTTTCCCCTCACTGATTGGAGAACTCTATGGCTGAAATCAAACAAACCCTCAATCTGGGCGACTTGCTCAAGTACGAAGACGAAGGCTTTTATTCGCGCGACCGCGCCACCCTGACTGCTGGCCAAACCCTGGTACTGGGCACCGTACTTGGGTTTGTGGTCGCCACCGGACGGGTTAAACAACTCGATCCGAGCGCCACCGATGGCAGCCAAGTCGCCTGTGGCGTGTTGCTGCAAGACTGCGATGCCTATCTGGCAGACCGGGACGACGCACTGATGCTGGCGCGCCATAGCGCAGTGGCCCAGCACGCGCTCACCTGGCCTGCCGCCATCACTGTTGCCGAGCGTGACGCTGCAGTGGCCCAACTCAAGGCCCTGGGCATTCTGGTGCGCCAAAGCGCCTGACCACCAAAGCCAATTCACCTCATCCCGCTCACTCATTGAAGGAAAGCCATCATGGCCATCAACAACCCGTTTCTCAATCCTGCTTTTTCCATGGCATCGCTGACAGCAGCGATCAACCTGCTGCCCAATCGCTACGACCGACTCGACCAGTTGGGTCTTTTTTCCGCCAAGCCGGTACGCACCCGCACCATCGTGCTCGAAGAAAAGGCCGGTGTGCTCAATTTGCTGCCCAGTCTGCCTGTGGGCTCACCCGGTACGGTCGGTATTCGGGGCAAGCGCACGCTGCGCAGCTTTGTCATCCCGCACATCCCGCACGATGACGTGGTGCTCCCTGAAGAGGTCTTGGGACTGCGCTCGTTTGGCACCGAGAATGAATTTGCCTCCATTGCGGCGGTGCTGGCTGAGCACCTGGACAACATGCGCACCAAACACGCAGCCACACTGGAATATCTGCGCATGGGTGCATTGAAAGGCATCGTGTTGGATGCAGATGGCCGGGTTTTGGTGAACCTGTACGACGAATTCAAGATCACGCCCAAAACCATCAGCTTCAAACTCAACGTCGACACCACCAACGTGCTGGAAAAGTGTCTTGATCTCAAACGCTACTTGGGCAAAAGCCTGATGGGTGAGCGCATGAGCAGCGTTCAGTGTCTTGTTTCACCCGAGTTCTTCACCAAGCTCGTGACCCACCCCAGCGTGGTCGATGCGTACCGCCTGTTCAATGAGAGTCAGATTCTGCGCTCCGATATGCGCTCGGGCTTTCCGTTTGCAGGGGTCACCTTTGAGGAATATGCCGGTGAAGCCAGCGTACCCGACGGCTCTGGTGGCTGGTCGACCAAGTCCTATATCGATGCTGGCGAAGGGCATGCGTTCCCGCTGGGCACGATCGACACCTTTGCCACCTACTTTGCGCCGGCTGACTTTAACGAGACAGTCAACACGCTGGGCCAGCCGATCTATGCCAAGCAGGCTCCGCGACAGTTTGAACGTGGCACCGACTTGCACACTCAGAGCAATCCGCTGCCCCTGTGCCAGCGGCCGGCTCTGCTGGTGCGCCTGACCGCGACGTGATGGGAGCAATCCCATGACCACCTTGGTAGAAAAACTCTACCGCGCCGCTGCCAACGTCGGGTTTCTCAAGACCTGCGTCTGGCAACCCAGCGATGGCGGTGTAGATCAAACCCACTCGGTAGGGTTTTCTGCACCTGATCAAGACGTGCTCTCGGGGCTGGGAGTCAGCACCGAGTACGCGATGACCTACCCAAACTCCTGCCTTGTGGGGCTGAAATCCCGCGAGGTGGTGCAAATCGAGGGCGATGTCTACCAGGTGCGAGAAGTCATGGCCGTGGGCGATGGCTCCGAGGTGCGCGCCAAACTGATGCGGGTGTGATCACTGACTTGTGTAGTCAGGTGCCAATCTTGATCCAGCCATTCCAAAGCATGCGATCCAGGGCTGCGTTGGCAGCCTTGCGGTCAAAGCGTTCAGGATCAAAGTCCAGTCCAGCCCATTCGCGCATTTCTTTGGCTTCTTCGCTGTAGGGGCTGTCCTCAAGGGTGGCCAGAGACTCCTGATAGCCCCAAATGCCACCCGCGTCTTCAGGCGGGCAGGCTCGCTGACCCGATTCCACCCATACCCGGCCAGCGTTGCTGTCGTCATTGTCCAGATCCCGTATGGACTCGACCGTGATCCGGTGCTGCCAACTGTCGCCAAAGTCGTACAGGTATTCAAACACCTCACCTGTTTCCAGCAGTTGATTGAGACGGAATTTGGACTCATCCAAGGTTTCGATTTCCAAAAACTGGTCTTCTTCGTCGGGCGGTGCGTAACGCTTTTCACGAATCGTGAATTCATGCAAATGCGAGTCAGTCCAGCCCATGGCCGCTTGCAGGATGTGGTGAAACGCATTCAGGCGTGCGCGGCCATCGATGTAAATGCGTCGCCAGATCACGGGCTCTGAGTCCACCAACTCGACCTTGAGGATGAAAACACTCGGAGATGACTGGGATTTGAGGCTTTTTCTGCTGCCGCTGCTGGTGCCTTTGACGGGCTTGGATGTCGCCATGAAGAGTGCCTCTTTGAACTCAAAACAAGCATTTTATGAATGACCCATAACCCATCCAAAAACCATGACCCAGTCCATTCGTGAACGAATCCTGCAAGCAATCGTCGGGGTACTGACCCCGGTCGCCACTGATCAGGCAGCCACTGTGTGGCGAACGCCCAGCGTGTCCATCACGCGCGACCAGTGCCCAGCGCTGGTGGTGTTTCCTGAGAGTGAGTCACTGGCTGAGCGCGCCAACGACCGGGTCACCCGCGAGTTGACGGTGCGCATCACAGCGCTTGCGCGCGCGGTGCCGCCCGACGTTGCCGAAACGCAGGCTGATGCCTTGCTCTGTGCAGCGCATTCTGCCCTGATGCTTGACGTCAACCTAGGCGGCCTGGCGCTCGGCGTGCGGGAAGTCGAGTCCGAGTGGGAAGTGGAAGACGCTGACGGCGTTGCTGCCAGCACATCTGCGCGCTACCAGATCACCTACCGCACCCTGATCGCGGACATCGCAATTCAAGCCTGAATCCTTTTCCCCATTTTTTCATCCATTCCAACTTTAAGGATCCCAAACCATGAGCACCTATGCATCATTCCAAGGCCGTGTTTACCTCGGCAAACGTGACGTTGAAGGCAACCCCATCGAGGTTCGCTCACCCGGCAACGTGGCCGAGTTGAAACTCTCGCTCAAAACCGACGTGCTGGAGCATTACGAGAGCCAGACCGGTCAGCGCACGCTGGATCACCGCATGGTCAAGCAAAAATCGGCCACGGTGAATCTGACCATTGAAGAGTTCACCAAAGAAAATTTGGCGCTGGCCCTGTACGGCAACTACGTGGTTGGCACGCCCGGCACTGTGACCAATGAGCCATTGGCGGGCGCTTCTCCCTTGGTCGGCGAGCGCTATTTCCTGGCTCACCCCAAGGTAGCCAGCCTGGTGATTCTGGACAGCAGCGCCACACCCGCGACCCTGGTCGAAGGGGTGGACTACACCGTCGATAAAGACTTCGGCGCTATCCAGTTGCTGCGTCTGAACGATGGAGGCACACCTGCCGTGGCCTACGCCGCCCCACTGAAGGCCAGCTACGCCTTTGGTGTCACTACCGAGATTGGCATCTTTACCCAGCCACTGCCCGAGCGTTTCCTGCGGCTGGAGGGCATCAACACCGCCGACGGTAATGCAAAGGTGTTGGTTGAGTTGTACCGGGTGGCGTTTGATCCCTTGAAGGAAATCTCGTTCATCTCCAACGAATACAACAAGTTCGAGATGGAAGGCTCCCTCTTAGCCGATTCCAGCAAGCCTTTCGATGCAACGCTGGGCCAGTTCGGCCGCATTGTCCAAATCTGAAAGGCGCGTCATGACTGATTTGGAAAAACTCATTCCCCAGGACACCCTGGTGCAGGTGGCAGGCGAAACCATTGCGATATCCCCCCTCAAAGTGGGCCAGTTGCCTGCTTTCCTGCGGGTGATCGCACCCGTGATGGCGCAATTGAGCCAACCGCAAATCAACTGGCTGGCGCTGTTTGGCGAGCGTGGTGACGATTTGTTGAACGCCATCGGCATCGCAGTCAAAAAACCGCGCGAGTGGGTGGACGACTTGGCAGCGGACGACGCGTTGCTGCTGGCAGCCAAGGTGATGGAGGTCAACGCTGATTTTTTTACCCGAACGGTGATTCCCAAACTCGACGGTCTGTTCAGTCTGGGCCAGGGCATTCGGGAGGCCAATACTGGTTCGACCTTACCCAGCGCCTGATCGGGCATGGCCACCGGCTGCCCGACATCCTGGACTACACGCTGGCGCAGTTGAAAGGCTTTGCTGCTGCCAGCTCTCGCCTGGACAGCGCGCGTGATGCCCAACTCCTGTCCCTGATTGCCATTGGCAGCCGGGGCGACTCCAAAAACCTCGATCAAACGCTTGAACGTCTGACCACTGCATCAAACCCGAAATGAAAATCTCCATTCGAATCGACAGCGCCGCCGCGCAAGCCCAGCTTCGCCGATGGGGTGGGGAGTTTCGCGACAAGGTCAAAAAGGCGGTGGCCAAGGCTATGGCGAAAGAGGCAGTGGAGATCAAACGAGACGTGCGCGACCAGGTGGCATCGCAACTGACGGTGGTGAAGAAGACCTTTCTCAATGGGTTCTCCGCCTACGTGATCGACAAAGATCCCAGTCGTTTGCCTGCGCTCTACGTAGGCTCGCGCATTCCCTGGGTCGGAATGCATGAGAACGGTGGCGTGATCTCGGCCAAGATGCTGATCCCCTTGCATGGCCGGGTCGGCCGCAAACGTTTCAAGGCACAGATTGCCGAACTGATGCGGGGCGGCAACGCCTACTTCATCAAAAACGCCAAGGGCAACGTGGTGCTGATGGCCGAGAACATCAAAGAGCACGACCGACCCTTGGCCGGTTTCAAGCGTCGCTACCGCAAAGCCGAAGGAATCAAGCGCATCAAACGCGGTGCAGATATTCCGATTGCCGTACTGGTGCCGCGTGTCATGCTCAAAAAGCGACTCGACATTGAGCGACTGGTGGTGCGTCGCATCCCACGACTGGCAGCAGGCATCGAACAACAAATCCGCACGGTCGGATGACCCTCAAATATTGAACTGACCCATGGCCAACAACCGTATCGCCGTTTTAGTCGCCCTTGAAGGTGCAGATGACGGGCTTAAACGCGCCCTGAATTCTGCCCAGCAAAGCCTGGGTGAGTTGGCATCGACAGCCAAGACCGCAGGCGACAAGGCTGCGCGCGGTATGGCCGAGGTCAAAGCAGGCATGTCAGCGTTTGGCGATCAGGTGGCGACCGCCAAAACGCAACTGCTGGCTTTCCTGTCTATCAACTGGGCGGCAGGCAAGGTGCAGGAGATCGTCCAGATTGCCGATGCCTGGAACATGATGGGCGCACGCCTGAAGCTGGCAACAGCCGGTCAGAATGAGTTTGTCACCGCGCAAAAAGCGCTGTTTGACATCGCTCAGCGTATTGGTGTGCCAATTCAGGAAGTCTCGACCCTGTACGGCAAGTTGCAGCAAGCGGTGCGCATGCTCGGTGGTGAACAGAAAGATGCCTTGACCATCACGGAGAGCATCTCGCAGGCCTTGCGCCTGTCCGGTGCGTCGGCCACAGAAGCCCAGTCCTCACTCTTGCAGTTCGGACAAGCCTTGGCGTCCGGTGTGCTGCGTGGCGAGGAATTCAATTCAGTCGTCGAAAACTCACCCCGTCTGGCCCAAGCGCTGGCCGACGGCTTGAACGTGCCCATTGGTCGGCTGCGCAAGTTGGCTGAAGAGGGTCGACTCACCGCTGACGTGGTGGTCAACGCCTTGATGGGCCAAAAGGACAAGCTCGCCGCCGAGTACGCGCAACTTCCAGCAACCGTCGCACAGGCCTTTCAGCGCCTGCAAAACGCCTTCGGGCAGTGGGTCGCGCAGGTGGATGCCGCCACCGGCATCACCAAAAAGCTCGCCGATGGTCTGACCTGGCTGGCCACCAATCTTGATACGGTCATGCAGTGGCTCAAAAGAATAGCCGAAGTGGGACTGGCGGTGCTCATTTACCGGCTGCTGCCAGCGTTGGTCACCGCTTGGCAAACCGCTGGAGCCGCAGCCATCACCGCTGCCACCGCTACCTCTGCGGCCTGGGCCACCGCCAATTTATCGGTCACAGCAGCCATTGCCAGCGTCGGGCTGCTCAAAACCGCCTTTGCCGTGCTGGGTGCGTTCGCAGTGGGCTGGGAAATCGGCACCTGGCTGTCCGAGAAATTCGAGATCGTCCGCAAAGCGGGCATCTTCATGGTTGAAATCCTGGTCAAAGCAGTCGAAGTTCTGCAATACAGCTGGGAAGCGTTTGCAGCAATCTTTACCAGTGACACCATCGATGCTGCCACCAAGCGTCATGAAGCTCGGCTGGCCGAGATGAATGTGATCTTCGCCCAGATGTATGCCGATGCCACCAAGGGTTCGGACACCGCCAAAGCGGCCATGACCACTGCGGCCACCACAGCAGAAGAGATTGCCAAAAAGCTGGAAGCTGTGCGTCAGGGAACCCAAGAAGCGGTCGGTCGTGGCGTTGAAGCGGTTCACTCCGCAGTGGAAAAGCTCAAATCCCGGCTGGGCGAGGTGGAACAGGCGGTCACCAAGGCCAATGGCGTGGTGACGGATGCGACAGCAAAAATGGCTGAAGCGTACAAGGGTCTGACGGCCATGGTGGAAGCCAACCTGCAAAAACAGGTCGATGCTGTGAAAGCACGCTACCAGCAGGAGCAGACGGCACTGGATTTGTCGAAGGCGTCAGAGGCAACCCAGATCGCCAAGTCAACCCTGCTGCTCACTGACGCACTGACTCAGCAGACCACCCTGCGGCAAAAGGCCACCACGGACACCTTGAAACTCATCGATGACGAGTCCAGCGCCAGGGTGGCAGCAGCAGCCAAACAAGGCCTAACGGAAGCCGAGCGCAGCGCCAACGTCACCCGGGTCGAAAACGAGATTCTGGCGACCAAACGCCAGTCCATGGTCATTGCCGCCACGGAATACCGCGCCCACATTGATGCGCTCAACGCTGAGGCCAACCGGCATCTGGCAGAAATTCAGCGCATCGAAGAAGCCAAACGGCTGCTGACGATGACCACGGAAGAAAAAATCCGTGAACTGCGTCGTCAGGGCATGACTGAATTTGAGGCCACGGAAGACCGCAAACGTCAGATCGTTGAGTTGCAGAGCAAGGCGCGTGATGCACTGGCCGCTGGTGAATTTGAGCAAGCCAAGCAGTTTGCGCAAAAGGCCATGGATTTGGCGGTGCAAGTGGGCAGTGCCCAAACCGCTGAAGCCAAAAAGGCAGAGGAAGCCAAGAAGCAATCCGAGCAAGCGCACACCCAGGTCGTGACCCTGGAGTCACAGGCGCGTGAGGCTTCTCGCAAACAGGAGTACGACAAGGCTGCCGACCTGATGCGCCAGGCAGACACCCTGCGGGCCGAACTGGCCCAGAAAACCAAGGATTCTGATACTGCGATCACCCAAGGCAAGCAGGGTATCAACACGGCCATTGGTGACATCCGCACATCCGAGGAAATCCTGGTCAAGACGCTTGATGCACAGGCGCAGGCACACCAAAACGCAGCCAAGTCGGCGTTGAGTGCGCGTGACCAGATCAAGCAGACCCTGACGGATACGGAAACCCAGATCGACCAGATCACCGCCAAGCTCAAAGATGGTTTGAAAGTCACACTGGACGCGGACACCACCCGGTTTGACAAGGCCATGGCTGATCTTGATAAGGCAATGGCCGAGAAAGAAAGGCTGCTGGTCATCAAGGCCGATCTGGAACAGGCCCAGAAAAAGCTCCAGGAATATGAAGCTTTGCTCAAAGAAGGCAAGACGCTGCCGGTGGATGCCGATGTCAGCCAGGCCAAAGCGGCGCTGGACAAACTGACCGCCTATGCAAAGCAAAACTCGCTGATCGAGCTGCAAGTCACTTCTGAAAAAGCCCAAGCAGCGATCAACAATGTGGAAGGCATGATCAATGCACTGGGTCGCATCCGCACTGAGTCGCAGCACAGTGTGAACACCAATGCCGATGCGGCGCGCTCGCAAATCTCCAGCCTCAACGGCATGAATACGTCGAGCACCCACACGATCTATGTGACCAAGGTCGAAACGAACGCGACGGGTGGACTAGTGGGCGCAGGTCTGCCGCACTTCGCTGTCGGCGGTGCAGTCGCTCCCATGGTGCAGTCTGCATTTGCCCGAATGACCGGTGGCTCCGTGCCGGGCTCGGGCGATCAAGACACGGTACCGCGCACGCTGGACGCTGGCGCGTATGTGTTGCGCAAAGCGGCGGTGCGCAAATATGGTGCTACTACCCTGTCAAAAATTGCCAATGGTGTGGCCCGGTTTGCCACGGGCGGTTCGGTGGTAACCCCCGGTTCGAACGTCATCAAGCACAACAAGGACGCGGTGGAAGCCCAGCAAATGATCGAGTTGGGTTTGTCCGGAATGCGTCAGTATGTGCAGTGGATGCGCATGCAGTACGGTGCTTCCATGAGTATCGGATTCGAGTACGACACCATGGTGGGTTACGGCCAACTGGCCAACACCGACCGTAGAACCTTGGAGAGCCTGCTCAATCGCAAGCAACTCACAGGCAACGAAAAACAAAAGCTCGATGCCATCAAGGCCAACTGGCGGCAAGCCATGGCGCAGCCACTGGCCTATGGTAAAGACCTTGAACGCGACCTGATGGAATACATGGAGCAGCACCAGGGTGAGTTTTACCGGGGCGGTGGAGTGGCCAAGTCCGATACGGTTCCCGCCATGCTCACTCCCGGCGAATACGTGGTCAACCGGTCAGCGGTGTCGCGCTTTGGCACCGGCTTTTTTGAGTCGCTCAACAACCTGAGCCTGCCAGCGCAAGCCCTGGCCGCGCGCGTGCAGGGCTTTGCCAGTGGTGGACTTGTTCAGTCACTGGTGCCATCTCTGGCATCACCCATGTCAGTGCCAAGACCTGAATTGGCGGCGAGCAGTGCTCCGGTACGAACAGTGCGAGTTGAACTGGCGGCGGGAAACCGCAGTGTGTCAGCCACGGTCGATGCTAGGGATGAAACCCGACTGCTGGACATCTTGAAACAAGCGAAATCACGCGCTTTTTAGCGGTCACTCACCCATGGAACTAAAAAACCTCTTTAGTGGGGCCACGTTGACCCTGCCTGACGATTTGCTGTGGAGCGACGAACACGGCTGGAGTCCAGTGGTCTCGAGCGTGTCTTACCTGATCACTGGGTCTCTCTTGGTGCAGTCGGCCACACGGCAGGCGGGGCGGGCCATTACCCTGGTGGGCGCTGCCGACATGGCCTGGGTTACGAGATCGGTTGTCAATGTTCTGCGCGACTGGGTGGCACTGCCACTTGACGCGGTCAGTGGCCGCTTTGAGTTGACGCTCACCGATGCCCGAGTTTTCACGGTGGCATTTCGTCATGCCGACGGGGCTCTTGAAGCCGAGCCCGTCACTGGGTTTCCCGCACGGTCAGAGGCTGACTTCTACCGCATCACCTTAAAGCTGATGCAAATCTAAATTCTGGAGCCTTCATGCCCATTCTCACTGGCGACATCAAATTAGTTGCATCCCAAGTCATGGACGACGTGCCCGAGGGCGGTGGCGCGCCCACGGCCACGGTCATCACGGACGGCACCAGCAATGCCATCTTTCCGGACATCTCTGAACTCGACCGCGCTGGTGGTCGGGTGAATTTGCGAAAACTCCACGTCTCGGTGCAGACGATGGACACCGACACCTACATGGGCTCGAACATCATCGTCTCCGAGCCTCCAGCGGATCCCAATGTCAGTGTCACGCTGTTCAGTACCCGCGACACCTTTGATCGGCGCGATGCGGCTTCTGCCAGGGTGGAGAGCTACCTCACCAAAGGACCGATGTGGGGCGGCATGCTGCTGGAAAACCATATTGCTGGTCAGCGTGCCGTGCAAATCTTGCAGGGTGTGGATGCTGAACTGCCTCGAATTGGCCAGACCATGGTGCTGGTGCAAAACGAGGGGACAACCAACGAGAGAAACCAGTACATCCGAACCACTGAGGTCAGCGCAGTCAAGCGCAAGTTCGAGGATAGCCAGGGAAAGATGGTCGACATGAACGTGGTGACCTGTTCTATCAGCGATGCACTGCGCACGGATTTTCAGGGGTCTGAAGGCAACGCCAAGGCGGCACCAGCAGCGGGTGCGACCAAGGTGAGAGACACCACGGTCGCAGATGCAGGCTCCTACGTTGGCGTGGTGCCACTGGCCGCAGCCGCCATTCTCGGGACGTTCAGCATTCGCGCCAGCAGCGTCTACACCCAACTGGTGCCCAGTGCCCAGACGGAAACGCCTCTGGTCGATCTGAAACCCAACGGTGAACAGGTGGTTTTATCCGCAGCTGGCGGACCGATGACGATCACCACCTCGGTGGCCCTCAACACCTCTCACACCATCAGCGTGGGCCAGGCCATCATGCCCAACACGCTCAAACTGACCACCGGCAGCTTGACCTTGGTCGATGACGGTGGCTTGTTGTCTGCTGCTGGCAGCGCAGTCGGTGCGGTGGACTATGCCAATGGGCTGATTTCAATCACCGATCCATCTGTGAGCTACGCTGGGGCCAAGACGATCGTGTACACACCCGCTGCAACGCCGGTGCGTTCCTTGCACACCGCCAGCTGGGCTGTCACGGCCGAATCACGCTCCAGCACCCTGGTCGCGATCTTTGATCCTGCTCCAAAACCGGGCAGTTTCGCGCTCAGCTACCGAGCACAGGGGCGCTGGTACACATTGCGCGATGCGGGCAATGGCCAGTTGCGCAGTGCCTTTGGCTCGGTGGGCGCTGGCACGCTCAAT